TCCGCAGACACGGCGAGCTGCTCGGTGATCACTTCATTGAGTTTTGTATCGATGCTGAACTCCGTGCCGCCGAAGCGGGACTCACGGACCTCCAGAGCGTTGAGCACACCGTATTGCAGGTACTGAATGTCGGAAGCTGCCGTGAGCTGTTTCAGCTCGGCCTTCTCCTTATCGGTCTGCGTAAAGACCGAGGGAAACTGGACCGACCAGGACTCGGGGACACGGCCTCGGGTTGGTCCTTCGCGCGAAGCCAGGATGTAATTGAAGACCTCTGTGATAGGCGTGCGGCAGTAAACCTCTTGCCACTGCTCCACCAGTGAAGCCCACATGCGCTCCTCAAAGCGGCCTTCCTTACCCAGACCGCCAGGGCTGTCGCCCATCAGGATGGAGGCCGGCCAACCCGTAGAAGCTTGCAGATCCTTCACGAAGGGGTCCGTAGCCGTAGCGATATTGCTCAGTGCTCGGTTGAGGAAGTTCAACTCCTCTTCGGTGTCCACCACCATGCCGCCATAGACGCTACGGCTGAGGCTGTTGGCCTCCAGACGCTTACGCAGATCGCTCTCGTTGCCGGAGGCAATACGGTTGAAAAGCCCGGGGATCTTGTGCACGAACAGATCAGCATCCGACGTCATGGCCTCGAGGCCCGACATCGCGGTCTCATAGCGTTTGAATGACTCCCAGATCAGCTGCAGCACAGACTGGCCCCATCCTGTGTTACGGGAGCGCAGGTTCCATGGCAGGAACAGCCCGTCGAAGCGGGCTATGCGAGAACTGTGCACGCGAAGATTGACGTAGCCGCTGGTCTGCTCTGGCGTGATGCGCTGACTGGTGGTGATCCGGTAGTGCGAAGGACGGGAGTAGTCCGTAATGGAGAAGTCCTCGGGGATCAGTTCGTGCCGCGAAAGGGGGATGTACCCACGCACTCCGCGGATGCGCTTGACCTCGACCGGGTCTTGAGGCTGCCCTCCGTCATCAATGAGCAGGACCAGGCCGGCGCCCCCATAAAGGCGCTGCAGCTTAATGACCTCAGAAAGCGCAAAGTGAAACTGTGTTGTCTGGAGATATTGATTAAACGAGGTGAGCATGTCAGCACTGTCGCTCGCTGCGTCTCCACCTAAAGCAATTGTGGGTACATGACGCAGGATCTCATCGCCGATGGCATCGACGTAGCGACGTGGGATGCCACTGGTGTATAAAGATTCGAGTTCAGCTTCAGTAAGAAGCGCGTTAAAACGTACTTTTGTAGCAACTGTTTTGTCTTTCTTAGCTACGCCTAAGCCTGTAAGTGTGTTAATTAACGCACCATCATTCCGGTAGTTTTCTGATGTTTGCGTGGCCATGGAATGAAGGGCTCAAGGGAGCTGTGCTAATCCTAGCGCTACTGTTACCAGATACAGATTGCTCTGGTAACTGACTCGATTATCTGGTAACACGCAGCTGTATCTGGTAATGTAGATTGGTATCTGGTAACTGCCTGCTGGATTTGTACTACGGTTCAGTCAGTTAAACTGAGTAAGCCACCCAGAAAGGAATGGTTGACCATCAAATCGATGGGTCGAGTCTCCTAACCAAGCGGCAAGCCAAACAGCAATTTCGCGAAGGGATCCTCAGTAGCTGGGGATCCCTTTGTGCTTATTGCGGCCGCCCAGGAGACACGCTAGATCATGTGCGCCCTCGGAGTCGAGGTGGGGCTACCGACAGACGCAACCTTGTGTGCTGTTGCGCCTGCTGCAACCAAGCAAAAGGGAGCGAAAACGACTGGCGCCATTGGTTCAGGCAACAGAAATGGTGGTCCCCTTATAGAGAACACGCAATTCAGGTTTGGTTAAATACAGAGACTCAAGACTGGGCTACGGTCTGAGCCTCTACCGATACGTACCGCTGCCGACGCTCTCGGTTATACGAATATACGCGACCATGGGACTTAAAGACGGATCCCCCGCAACATTCTAAATGTTGTCGAAGAAACTTGCTGTAACTGGAGTGTCTGGAATTAAAGAGCAAGCAAACGCCAGCGCCATCACAGTGTCGTCGTGCGCTCCGTTAGCCGCTTGCCGGGCACCGTTCTCCTGTTGTTGAAATGCTCGTAGCTCGTCTGCGATAATGCCCGAAGGAAAGATCAACTCATCCCGCTCGAGAATATAAAGAATTCGATCTGTGGCTACGGTTTTGGACGACCTGCTCGTGTTGAAAGTCTCAATGGCGTAATTAGGTAATATGTTCTGCAATGCCTCAGCTATAACAGCACCCATCGCTTGTTTTTCAACAATTACACGCTGAGGCATGTAGTCCTTTATTAGCTCACTTACATGCTTCAAGCTGTAATCAGTACTCTTGCCGTTCTCTCGATACATACCAACGATCTCGTAGGGCGTGGAAGTTATGTCCATCACCATTGCTACGAAATAGTCGTTCCCGCCGGCATTGGGATCAATTCCTATGACATAACTACGGTTAATCGATCCACACTCACGCCAGTGACCCCTCGCGGCTTTATTGATCAGCTCATTGGGGTAGATCTGGGTATCAGTGGCCCCAAACTGAAGCTCGTACTCGGAGTTCCATGCCGCCATGGTCATGCGACGAGACTCACGAGTCTTACGCGCCCAGTCGGGGTCGGCACCGTAGATCGGGTGCTGCGAGTAGTGGATGGCGACTTTGTTCCAGTTGCCTTCGTCGGTGTGCCAGAGCTGCCCAAACCAGTCTTGTTCGGTGTCGGGCGTGGAGACCACGATCACCTTGGCGGCGTCACCCACCATGGAGAGTGTGGGCATGGCGCCGCGGTAGATCTCTGCAGCGCCCTCAAGATAGGCAGCCTCGTCCATGAACAGAACGGAGCAGCTCGGGATGCCCCGGGCAGCTCGGGGTGAGGCCGGCAGGAAGTACAGCGTACCCCGGCCTTCAAACGCCAGCTGCGTAGTGCTATCAGTGAGGTAGCGAATGGTCTCGCCCCGCAGGCTGTTCGCCATCGCACGCACACGCCGGCCGAGCTCGGAGGCATCCTGCTGCGTCTTGCTGAAGATTACCGCAGCGAAGCCTCGTTCTGTCAACGCGCGGTCAAGCAGGTAATTGCAGACGGTCTCGGAAACACCGGTCTGGCGTGATTTGTTGACCAGCGTGTTGGGGTTGGCGTTGATCGACCGGACCAGCTCTTCCTGGTACGGGTACGGGTCAAAAGGTGCCACCGTCCCACTTGTGCGGATCCAGGTGCGACGTGCGAAGTCAGTCCAGTGTTCGACTGTGGGCAACGTGGAGGCTATACCGGACTCGTAATTGGCAGCCCGCGCTTTGCGCCGCTCCAATTCTGTCTGCAACCGTTCGACGCGCTTGCGGAGGGCAGAAACGGAAACCATCAGATGTCAATGACGTCGTCGGTCTCGGGAGCAGGCTCGATCTCGTCGGGGTCGTTGTACGCCGTGAGGCGAAGCAGCTGGCGCTCCAGATCTTGGATCTGACGCTCGAGGATCCGACGTTCCTGATAAGCCTGTGCTCCACTCATCAGGGTCCGGGCCGCTGCGATGCGATCGGCTGCCCGGGCGTTTTCGTCGTTAATGATGGCGTCCAGCACGTTGATGGCATCAGGAATCGTGCTGATGTTCATGCCGCCGGTCTCAGAAAGCATGTCTTGCTGAATGCGTGAGATGGCCTGCTGCACTGGGGTGCGCTGACGCCAGGTGTAGATCGATTTCTCACTGACACCGATCTTGCGAGCTGTCTCGCGGATGGTGGTGCCCCGAGCAAGGTAGTTGGCGGCGATGCGTTGCCGTTCATTCAGACCGTCGGGGCCATAGACACGGTCTACCACGAAGCTCCTATTGTGTTCAGACAGGTTCAGACTAACAGGTAAGAGTACGGATTATTATGAAGTAGGCAACATCTGATCCAGGTAGATCTCTGCTTGATGCAGGTTGGTGGAATAGCGGCACATAGCGACAGCGCAGCTTCATGCTCTATCTGTGTCAGACGTTTTCATAGATTGTGCTAAGTTTTGCTTTCAACCCAATCAACAGGAGGAGGAGTCTTGTCCTGATGCGATGGGGGAACGCATGAACTAAGCCACGCAGGCGCGAGAGCCGGTGGCATCCCCTCTTAATTCAGTCGTGATTCAAAATCAGGTCTTCCTCCAAAAGCTGCAGCTTCGTGGCCACGCATAATCTCATTTGTTCATGCTCGGATGGGGTAGTGCACCCATCCCATAGAACAGAAAGGTACTTGCGCTGATGCCCGTCTTTTCTGACTTTGTGCTTGAGTTCGACAACAGTTCCGATGCGGGACAAGTATCTGTGTTGATTCTCCTGCTTAACAGCAAGCCCTAGATGGATGCGAGGTTTTTCAGCAACTCGATCACCAACGGCAAACTTAAACGGAGTGCGGCGTGATTCTTTTTTCATGGTGCTAAACGGGCCTTACCCCAGCGATTTTTTGTGTACCAGTCGTGAACTGGTGGGATCCACTCTGCGAAATGAGGCATCATCAACTGACACAGCTGATGAATCTCTATCTGTGCATCAGCCTTGCCCCGCAGGTCAAGAAAGTGCATGAGGCTGCGAAGGTTAAATGTCACGACAAAGTGTTGACGGTAATCGAAAGGCAGCACTCCTCTAGCGTGTTCCTCTGATATGCCAGCATCAAGAGCTTCCTTGTAACGCCGAGCAGAATCCTCGCAGTGCTGCAGATCCTTAGCTCGTAGTCGCTCGTCGTATGTGTACTTCTTGCCTTGGCGGTTGGTGTAGTCACCGACAGGTCGCAGGTAAAAGGCTTCCTCGACATCGACAATGCCCTCAGCCACAGCAGCAATGCGCTGGCCGGTGTAGCGCATCGACTGAACGTCCCAGCTGGTGCCCACCCGGTGCGTTCGTGCCTGTTGGATTACTGAGTGGGGAAAATAGCCAACAGCGAATGTGATGCTGGCGTGCTCAAGTGGGCCATAATGGCCGCGCCCTCCCAGCAATAGGTGCTTGACAATTCGATCACCAGCGGCTGGCTCTCCAAGGGGTTCGTCATAAAAAATCCAGCCCTCTGAATAGTCCTGATGCATCGCTTGCCAGCAAAGCGTGGCTGGCTCCCTGGTTTGGCTCAAGACGCCAACCTGAAAACGTGGGTCAATTTTCATTACTGATCTCCTTTACGAGCATTCTCAGTTCATCCTCGTCTAACGAATCAACGGCTAACAAGAATCCAGCTGTGATTGCAGTGACGAGACGTTGAGGGCTAATCATTGCTAAAAACGCAAATTGCAAGCGGGTGAAAAGGC